CGCCACGATTTACACAAGGCATGGCCGTTTATTTAGGAGACAGATATCCAGTCGCTGTCAATAATCAACTGAATGGTTACATATTTGACATGCGCGTTATTCAAGGTTCCACGGTCCCCACAGCCACATTCACCGCCCCGGCAACCCCCGCCGTCTTTTCACAGACCACCTTGCCAAGCTACACGGGCCTCTCGGCATTGACGGGCAACACGATCGCCTTGGCCCTCCAGACATCGTACTTCCCCGGCGCATCCACTTCACCCTATGGACCTTGCTTGACATTGCCGGGGACGGTGGGGTCTTATTATAGTGAGACTGGTACTTTCCTGAACACCCCCTTGAACTCGGGGTTCACCATAGAGGCTTGGGTCAATTATGCGAGTTTGGCGAACTCAAATGCATTTGCCAACGGTGGATACAGTTTCATGATGTTGAAGGGCAACCCAGCTGCCGTCGCGTCGGATTGGTTTTTCGGTTCCCTCACGAGTGGACAAATCAGCCTCAACTTCTACAATGGTACTTCCAATTTTTCGATAAATACGGCTGGAACAATCACGACGGGCTCTTGGAACCATTTGGTCGCTCAGGCTAACACGGCAGGGTTCGTGAACATGTACATCAACGGTGTCCAACAGACCTTACAGGCCGGTGGTTACGCGGGTTCTGGAACTGCCGTGGCGTTCAATGGAACTGTATCTTCGACCGGGTATTCAGGCATCACTTTGGGCCAAGGGAATAACGTCCAAGGCCCTAACTTTGCCATCGCCAAAGCCCGCATTCTCTTCGGCGCAAACACGTACACGACCTCGACATTCACCCCCAGTCCCAACCTCGGCCCGGTCCCCGCCGGAGCGACCGTCGCCTGGTCTTTGGAGAGTCAGTACCCTCTGCCTACGTACCCGTCCTTCTTCGACGTTCCGGTCCTTCCGCAACAGACTCCGGCCTACGGCGCCGAGCCCGTCCCCATCGGAGGTGTTACATCCAACGTCATCGGGCCATACCCGCAACTCGACTCGATCCGTTTCGACGGCACGGGCTACATCGACTATGGCAACGCGGCGTCTTCGGTTCTTTGTAGTAATTTGTGGGCCAGTCCGTGGACTATTGAGGGGTGGGTGTATCCTACGGCCTTCGACGCGACAGCATCTGCTATTTTTGGAAGAAATCAGAATGCTACAATATACGATTTATTTTGGTGGCTTAACGCAAGCGGGTTTCTAATTTTTCAGTATGGAGGGTCTGGCCAGTTGAACGGAACTACACTCGCGCTTAACACATGGACTCACATCGCCCTGACGTTTGATGGCACGAATTCAAATGTATATGTTGGTACGAGCCCTGGAACAGTAACGGCGATAACAAACACGGGTGTGGTGAGCGCTTCAAACAGAACGTACGTTCCTTCACAAAACTTTCAGATTGGTAAAATCGCTTCAGGTGCAAACTATCCGTTCTATGGAAACATGTCGGATTTCCGCGTGTCCAACGTCGCTCGGTACACCGGCTCGAGCTACACGGTTCCGACCGAACCCCACCCGACGAACAACGCCAACACCCTCCTTTTGCTCCGCTCACTCGGCGGACAGGTCGGCACCACTTTGGAGGTCCAGGGCCGCGGACTCAATGCAGTGAGTCTCGGGGCGACTCAGACCGTGCGCGCGTACCCCCCGGCGCCCATGTCCTCCTATTTGCTCGATACAACTTCGAACGCCTCGGTGACCTACGGGCAGGGGAAGTACGTGGCGAGTGCGAGTAGTGAGTACCTAAACGTGACATACGCAGCCGCATGGCAAGCATTCAATAAAGTTCCTCATACAGGTGGCGCTACTGAATGGACGAGTAATAGCGGATACGCGGCAGGTGCATACACAGGGTCGGTCGTGACCGTTGATACTCTAGGTAACGCGTATGCCGGTGAATGGATTCAGCTTCAGAATCCTGCGTCCTATATTCTTTCATCGTATTCCATTCAGCCGAGTGCAGATTCAGCCAACTCGCAATCCCCAGTCAGGTGGTGGGTCCTCGGAAGTCGCGACGGACTCAATTGGACTCTTTTAGATTCACGCAGCGGAATAACGGTGTGGACCAACTCGGGTACGCAATCATTCACGGCCAGTGCCACCCAATCATACAATTATTTCCGTCTTGTTGTCAATCAGGTCGTTTCGATTACCCTCGTTTCTATCGCCGAATGGACCCTCAACGGCACCGAGGAAGGCATTTGTGTAACAAATGACTCTAAAGTGGGAGTGGGCATCGCCAACCCTCAGCGCGCTTTGGAGGTTGCCGGCGACCTTATTGTGGGTGGCACGATCAGTGGAGGCGCTGGAATGGGCTCGTTCCGCAACCGCATCATCAACGGGGACATGCGGATCGCGCAGAGGGGGACGAGTAATGTGGTTCCGAGCACGGACACGGAACAGATCGCGTACACTGTGGATAGATGGCCATCGGACGTGAGAATCGTCTCTGGGGGCGGCGTGATCACACAGACTCAACAGACTCTCGCCGCTTCTGACACTCCTTACCAGCTCGGCCTTCAGTACTCGCTTCGTCATACGGCCACGGTTGGCGTTACTTCATACTCGTATTATGGAATAATGCAAAAGATTGAGTCCGTGAACGTCGCCGATCTCATGTGGGGCACGTCATTTGGTCAGCCCGTGACCGTCAGTTTTTGGTTCAGGACAAATGCACCGCCCGGAAGTTCCATGAATATATGCATACGAAGCTCGGCATTCAATGTCAACTTTAATCAGAATTACACGGCACTTGGGAACGGTCAGTGGCAGTACGTCACCTTGACTGTTCCACCGCCGCCAAATGGAACATCATGGGGGACGTACACGACACTTTATTTAGGTGGTGGTCAGCCAGGTGGTTTTGCATCTACACCAGGTTGGTCGTCTTCAGGGAACAACTGGGGTCTCACTGGAACGTATCCTTGGGCCCAGACCGCCGGCAACTACATCGAGTTCACCGGCATCCAGCTCGAGAAGGGCACGGTCGCGACCCCGTTCGAGTTCCGGCCGTTCGCTCAGGAGTTGGCGCTGTGTATGAGATATTATCAGAAGTCGTATGATGATGGAGTCGCACCTGGTACAGTGGGTCAATCGTACCTACAAGCATATTTCACTTCAACAGGCGGAGGTTCTTACAGTTTTCCTTTCCCAGTGCGTATGCGCGGAACCCCTGTACTGACGGCCTATTCTATCAATAACGGAGCCGCAGGATATATGTATGGACCTGGTCCAAACGCGTCATATGCCGTATCTACTGCCGCATCCCAGTGGGGAGGTGAAATTTACCCATCAGTTTCAACATATACGGTTCCCAATTACTACTACTTTGCCTGGACGGCCTCCGCCGAGCTCTAAAAACCTCTTGACCTTTAGTAGATGGCGTGTACCACCTTCACCCGCGTTGACCCCGACACACTCACAGTCACGCTCAAGTACAACACCAACGGAGGCCCCAAGTGGGCCGATGGTGATCTCGAGTGTCAGTTCCCTTTTGATATTTTGGCGGATCAGGCCACCCGTGACACCGAAACGGGTGAAATAACCTTGGCCCAAGACCCCTTGAAGGTTCAGGCCAAGATCGACGCCGCATGGACCCAACTCCGGGCCCAGCGCAATGACCGCCTCACAGCCTCGGATTGGACGCAGCTTCAAGACACTCACATGTCTACAGACAAACAGGGCGCGTGGGCCGATTACCGTCAGGAACTCCGTGACTTGCCTGACGTGGTCCAGATCACAAGTCCAGAGGACTTGGTCTCCATCACGTGGCCTCTCAAGCCAGGTGAAATCCCCCCGACGCCAGTCGCCTCATCGAGATTCGGATCTCTTCTAGAACACGCGGGGGAGGAACCCGCGCCCGCCCCAGAGGTCCCGGTCGTTGAGGAGGTCACGGAGGTTGAGCCGGTTGAGGAGGTCACGGAGGTTGAGCCGGTTGAGGAGGTCACGGAGGTTGAGCCGGTTGAGGAGGTCACGGAGGCTGAGCCGGTCGAGGAGGTCCCGCCCGTTGAGGAGGTCCCGGTCGTTGAGGAGGTTCCGGTCGTCGAGGAGGTCCCGGTCGTTGAGGAGGTCACGGAGGTTGAGCCGGTTCAGGAGGTCACGGAGGTTGAGCCGGTTCAGGAGGTCACGGAGGTTGAGCCGGTTCAGGAGGTCACGGAGGTTGAGCCGGTTCAGGAGGTTGAGCCCGTCCCAGAGGCTGAGCCCGTCGTGGAGGCTGAGCCCGTCGTGGAGGCTTAATTTTGTTTGAAAATTCATAGACCCAATGGAACCCACAGCGTGGAGCTTCATTGGCTTTATGGAGGTCCGGGAGCTAAGAAATTTCGTCAGGTCTTTTTCTCCCAAACTCATCTAAAAAACTAAAACTCTTTTTAAAAAAATGATCAAGTTTGTACCCGCCGGAACCGACCCGGACGGCCCGTCAGGTATGGTCGCCCCGCCCCAGGTCTTTGCAGGGATGCCCGACGCTTACGTGGACCCCGACACGGACTAAGAAATTTCGTCGGGCATTTTTGTCCTAAAGTCAGTCTTAAAAAAGAGAATTGTATTTTATAAATGGAATGTGTGATCCAAGGATGTGGTGAACTCCGGTGGGGAGGCCGGACCCTGTGCCGTGTCCACATCGAGGCCGACACCCAGGGGAAACTCGGGCTTTTGGCCATTGGAAAAATCACGCGCGAAGAAATTCTCAAGGACCTCGTGCCCGTCCCAGCCCCAGAAGAAATTTCTCAGGCCATGGTAGATGGAGCACCGGTGTGATCGTTGTGGGGTCGAGTTCAAGGGCCCGTCGTGGCGCCTCGCCAAGACCCGGCACGATGGTCGGCATAACCCATGTGACCGCCCCAAGGACGCCAAGTACGTCAGGGAGTCCAAGCCCGTCCCGGAGGTTTTCAGACACAGGCTCGGTGATATGGATCTCCAGGGGCTCGTGCCCCCTGCCAAGGGCTTCATGACTGCCGTCGTCCCCGAACTTCTCAGGCAGATTTTCGCCAAGATCCCGAACCAATGTATAGTCTGGCCGAACCTTCACAAGGAGGAACTCATCGTTTGGATCAACCAGGATGAGGCGAAGGGTCTGAAACGCGTGAACCTCGATGGACTCACTGAGCTCGTGTGCCTCGTGGTTCATAATCAGGTCTTGCCACTGCTCAAGGATTGGGCCCGGTACGCCGAGTTCAAGGATTGGATGTGGCGCACGACCCTCGTGGACCTCGACAACAATGTGTGGACGGGAGACATGTCCAAGCGGTGCGAATACTTCCAGGCTGTCCGCACATTCCTCAAGGACTACTTTGGCAGGTTCCCGGGTAAACGCAAGGCGACCCGTGATCTCAACATAGCCGCCGGAGTCTATGAATCAGGGTCTTAAGAAATTTCAAGAGGTAATTTCTCTCCAAACTCAAGACAAAAGTAAAACTTTAATTTTAAAAACGGAACTCGTGAAAGGGTAGACGGCCCAAACTTTCACGAGCGCCTAAATTCTCTCTGTAACTAATAGAACTCGATGACCTCCCTCGTCTCGGCCAGTCAGGTCGTGACGGGCCAGGTGCAGTCTCTGGACTCTCTCAGGGCTCATGCCCTGC